CACCTAAAGGTGGTGATCCAAGAACAAGAGGACAAGCTAAAGTATTAAGAGGTACACTTATGCCTAAAAAAGATACACCTAGAAGAAGACGTAGACCTACTGCTGATCCTAGACCTACTATTGCTGAACCTAGACCTAGAGAAAGAGCTAAAGGTATAGATAGACCACAGAAACGTAGAACAACTGTTAATCCTAGACTTATACCTATGTCTACTGAGTTACTAAGAAGAAAACGTAGAGGACCTATTGCTGAACCTAGACCTACACCTATGCCTAAGATACCAAGACGTAGACCTGCAAAAGTAGTTGATGCTACAGCTACTGGAGATAGAAGACAAGCATTAATGAGAGCTAGAGCTAGACAAAGACAAAAACTTGATGCTACAGCTACTGGAGCTAAACAAGGAAGTAGAAGAGAAGCATTAGCAAGAGCTAGAGCTAGACAAAGAGCTAAAGTATTAAGAGGTGTACCTAAAGTTGGTGATCCAAGAACAAGAGGACAAATGAGTAATTTTTTAAAAGAACTAAGACAGATGAGTCCTACTATGAAAAGAGCACATAAAGCAGCACAAAAAAAAGCTAGACAACAAACAGCTAAACGTGGAGGAAGAAGCCCGATGAGTGTTGCATTAGGAAACTTAAGAAAAAAGAAAACATAATGGCATGTGCTTGTGGAAATGAAGACTGCAAATGCAGTTCAACAGATTTAATACCTGATAAAATGGGTTATCAAATAAATAAAAGAAGAATGGCATGGGTATTGATTTATCTTATGGCTATAACAACAGTACTAACTCTAGCTTTTCCAGACAGACTTGCAGAAGCAGAGAGTATCCTTATGACACAATACATCAGTATGTGTGGCTTGGTTGGAGCTTACTTTGGTTTTAGTGCATTAAGTGGTAAAAAATGATTGAAGCTGAAGGTTGGAACAACCACGAAGATACTTTTGAGGAAACATTAAGAAGAGAGCTACTAGAAGCAAAAGGAACAATATTCTTATTGCAAGACGATATAAAACAATTAACTGAAGCCTACTATACAGTATTAAAAGAAAACGAAAGGTTAAAAAAATTACACTAATGGAAACACTTACAGACAGATTAAGAGAGGAACTTAAAATAGATGAAGGATGTAAATACGAAGTATATCTTGACCACCTTGGACTACCTACATTTGGTATCGGACATCTCATCACTGACAAAGACCCTGAACACCAAATGGGGATCGGTACTCCAGTTGATGAAATACGAGTCAATGAAGCCTTTGAACAAGACGTACATGTAACATTAGGTGAGTGCAGAAAACTATTTGATGATTGGGATAAACTACCTGAAGAAGTAAAACTAATAACAGCTAACATGATGTTTAACATGGGTAGACCAAGATTATCTAAATTTAAAAAGATGATACAGGCTATTAAGGTTGCAGATTGGGTAGAAGCAGCAGAGCAAATGAAACGAAGCAGATGGCACAAACAGGTAACAAACAGAGCAGACAGGCTTATATCTCGAATGAGAGCAATCAACTTGAGTTAGAAAAACAAAAACAAAGAGCAAAACATAAAAAAGTTTTGCATGAATTTTTTAAACCAAGAGTTATAAAGTTTATAAAAACATAAGGAGAAGATAAGTGGGTGCAATAAGTACAATATTAAATACTACATATAAATTAGGTAAGAAAAAAGCAGACGAAGTAGAAAAAATAATTAAAGACAATGGCTATAAAATAACAAAAATAAAACAAAAAGACCCAAATAAAAAACCTAACCCTAGTGCTTTTTGGTCAAAAACAACTGCAGCACAAGATAAAATGGGTAAAGTAGCAGATAAAGGTTTATATCAAAGGCAAAGAGGTGCAAAACTTATTACTAAAACTGCTATAATAGGATTTTTAGCAGGTTCTGGACTAACAGGCGATGTTCAAAAAACAGGGTCTGCTAAAGAAAATGGTAATGGCAGAGTAAACCCAAAAGATTATCCTACATATAAAAAGGGAACAGACTCTTCTAAAGCATTTCAAGAAGCATTTAGACAAGCAGTAAAAGATAAGAAAAAAACTTTTACCTTTGAGGGAAGAGTATACAACACAAAAAAGAAATAAAATGGCTAGAAAACTTACAGAACGACAACAGAATTTTATTAATGCTTTATTTGGTGATGCTAATGGTAGTATTAAAGATGCTAAAATTATAGCAGGGTATTCACCTGCAACAAACAATCAAGAAATAATAAAATCTTTAAAAGAAGAAATACTAGAAGCTACACAACTGTATATGGCAAGTAATGCACCAAAGGCTGCAATGGCTATGGTAGGTGGTATGATAGACCCTACAGAGTTAGGTATTCGTGATAAAATGACTGCGGCAAAAGAGTTGTTAGATAGAACAGGTTTAATTAAAACAGAGAAGGTGCAGGTTGAAGCATCAGGTGGAGTAATGCTTATGCCTACGAAACAAACACAGGAAGATGAGTAGAGACACAGGAAGTTGGGAATTACCTCAACCACTAGATATAAAAGAAGAAAATGAATGGCAACCTATACCACGAGTTGCAAGAACAGTTCCTTTTGGTTATAATATTGATCCTGAAAATGAACATATATTAAGACCTATACCTCGTGAATTAGATGCTCTTGAAAAGGCTAAACAACACTTAAAACAGTATTCATATAGACAGGTAGCAAATTGGCTATCTAAATTTACAGATAGGTCTATATCACACATAGGATTAATGAAAAGAGTAAAACGTGAGCAAAGACGTAAGAACCAAGCTAGAACTCTCCGTCAGTGGGCTAGGTATGCAGAAAAAGCAATCGCCACAGCGAAAAAACTTGAAGAAGAAAGAACGAGTAGCAAAGCCCAAGGTTAAGAAGATAGAGATAATAGAAGAGGTAGAAAAGCTACCTGAAGATGAACGCAATGTAGTATTTAAACCTAATGAAGGACCTCAGACAGAGTTTCTTGCTGCAGGTGAAAGAGAAGTACTTTATGGTGGTTCAGCAGGTGGTGGTAAATCGTTTGCCATGTTAGCAGACCCACTACGTTATATGGGTCATCCACAATTTAGTGGGTTATTATTACGACATACAACAGAAGAATTACGCGAACTTATATTTAAGTCTCAAGAGTTATACCCAAAAATATGGAAAGGCATCAAGTGGTACGAAAGAAAGATGCAATGGGTAGCACCATCAGGTGCAAGATTATGGATGTCTTACCTAGATAGAAACGAAGATGTAATGCGTTACCAAGGTTTGGCATTTAGTTGGATAGGCTTTGATGAATTAACACAGTGGTCAAGTTCATTTGCTTGGAATTATATGCGTTCTAGATTACGTTCTACAGCACCTGACTTACCTATCTTTATGAGAGCCACAACAAACCCCGGAGGGGTAGGACATATGTGGGTTAAGAAAATGTTTATCGACCCAGCACCTTACGGAAAAGCATTTGATGCAACGGATATAGAAACAAGTGAAGTACTTAAATACCCATCAGGACATGCTAAAGCTGGAAAGTCTTTATTCAAACGGAGATTTATTCCTGCAAGACTATCTGACAATCCATACCTCTCTGAATCAGGAGACTACGAAGCAATGCTTCTCTCACTCCCAGAGCAACAGAGGAAACAGCTTTTGGAAGGTGATTGGGATATTAAAGAGGGAGCTGCTTTTACCGAGTTTAATAGGGATGTGCATGTTATTGAGCCTTACAATATACCTAATAATTGGGTTAAGTTTAGGGCTTGTGATTATGGTTATGGAAGCTATTCTGGTGTTTTATGGATTGCTGTTTCACCTAGTGAGCAATTGGTTGTTTACAGGGAACTCTACGTATCAAAAGTACTAGCAACAGATTTAGCTGATATGGTTTTAGATTTGGAGACAGGTGATGGTAACATTCGATATGGTGTTTTGGATTCTAGTCTTTGGCATAAACGTGGCGATACTGGTCCATCTTTGGCTGAACAAATGATAATGAAAGGTTGTCGTTGGAGACCTTCAGATAGAAGTAAAGGCTCTCGTGTATCAGGTAAAAATGAAATACACAGGAGATTACAAGTAGACGAATTTACAGAAGAACCAAGAATGGTTTTTTTTAATACTTGTACAAATATGATAGCACAATTACCTGCTATACCACTAGATAAGAAAAATCCAGAAGATGTGGACACAAAAGCAGAAGACCACTTGTATGATGCTTTAAGATATGGTATAATGTCAAGACCAAGGTTTAGTATATTTGACTACGACCCACATGGCAGACCATCTAGTAGTATGCCAGTAGCAGATGCAACATTTGGATATTAAAGGATAAAATATGGCTGAAGAAAATATTAATATAGAAGATGATGCAATTTCTCTTGATGACATTGATAATGAAGTAGAAGATATAAATGTTAACGGTATTGTTGACCATGTTTATGAAAGATATAAGAGAGCAGAAGATTATAGAGAAAGTGATGAAGATAGGTGGTTAAGAGCCTATAGAAACTACAGAGGTTTGTATGGTCCTGATGTACAGTTTACTGAAGCAGAAAAGTCAAGAGTATTTGTAAAAACAACAAAGACTAAAACATTGGCAGCTTACGCACAAATAGTAGATGTTCTATTTGCAGGTAATAAGTTTCCAATTAGTGTTGAACCTACAGCATTACCAGAGGGTGTAACAGAAGATGTTCATACGGATTTACAGCCTACTCCTATAGGTGAAGAACCTGAAAGCCCATACGGATTTGAGGGAGATGGCAAAGAACTACCTGCAGGGTTTACTGCTAGTTTAGAACTAGGACCTTTAGAAGAAAAATTGTCTACTATAGAAAATTTAAAAGAAGGTGCAGGAACAACACCAACTACTGTAACATTTAGTCCTGCTATGATTGCTGCTAAAAATATGGAGAAAAAAATACTTGACCAACTAGAAGAGTCAGGTGCTACTAAACATTTAAGAAGCACAGCATTTGAAATGGCATTGTTTGGTACAGGTGTTATGAAAGGACCTTTTGCTGTAGATAAAGAATATCCAAGTTGGGATGAAACAGGAGAATATAATCCTATATTTAAAACAGTGCCACAGGTAAGTCATGTATCTGTTTGGAACTTCTATCCTGACCCTGATGCATCAAACATGGATGATGTACAATATGTAGTAGAGAGACATAAACTATCTAGGTCACAACTAAGAAACTTAAAGAAACGACCATACTTTAGAAGTAATGTTATTGATTCTTGTATTCAGATGGGTGAGACATATATTAAAAAAGATTGGGAAGATGATCTATCTGACTATGCTACAGGCGAATCCTACATAGATAGGTTTGAGGTTATTGAGTATTGGGGTACAATAGATACTGAAATGCTTATAGAGAATGAAGTTGAGATACCAAAAGAATTACAGAAGTTCGATGAGCTACAAGCTAATATTTGGATATGTAACAATAAACTAATTAGAGTAGTATTGAATCCTTTTAAACCTGCTAAAATACCATACATGGCTGCACCTTATGAACTTAACCCATACTCATTCTTTGGAGTAGGTATTGCAGAAAATATGGATGATACACAAACTCTTATGAATGGCTTTATGAGAATGGCAGTAGACAATGCTGTACTATCAGGTAACCTACTAATAGAAGTAGATGAAACTAATTTAGTACCGGGACAAGACTTATCCGTATATCCGGGAAAAATATTTAGAAGACAAGGTGGTGCTCCGGGACAAGCTATCTTTGGTACAAAGTTTCCAAACGTAGCAGGTGAAAATATACAGCTATTTGATAAGGCTAGGCAACTTGCAGACGAATCAACAGGTTTTCCATCCTTTGCACATGGACAAACAGGTGTGACAGGAGTAGGAAGAACAGCAAGTGGTATATCTATGCTAATGAATGCTGCAAGTGGTGGCATTAAAGCTGTTATAAAAAATGTAGATGATTATTTATTAAAACCATTAGGTGAAAACTTATTTAGTTTTAACATGCAATTTGACTTTGATGAAAAGATTAAAGGTGATTTAGAAGTTAAGTCAAGAGGAACTGAAAGTTTAATGGCTAACGAAGTGCGTAGTCAAAGACTTATGCAATTCCTTGGTGTCGCAAGTAACCCTGCCCTTGCACCATTTGCAAAGTTTCAATATATTATTCGTGAGATAGCAAAGTCTATGGATTTAGACCCTGAAAAAGTTACGAACAATATGGAAGAAGCTGCATTACAAGCGAAGATGATGCAAGAGCAACAGGCTCAAAATCAACCACCACCCCCTGCAGGAGCAGACCCAAATGACCCAACAGGTGCAGGTGGTGCAACAATAGGAACAGGTCAAGCACCAGTTCCGGGTGAACAAGGATTTACAGGCAATGCACAACAACAAGGACAACCACAAGCAAGTCCTCTCCCAACTCAAGAAGCTGGTGCAGGACAAGAACCTACTGAACAGTCTTAATAACTATATAGATTTTCTTATATCTAGACAACATCAAGTTATTGAGCAAACAGATAATAATATTATGATGTACCGATCACAAGGTGCTGTAGCTACACTACGTAGATTAAAAATGTTAAGGCAAGAAGTATTAGGAGAAGATAAATAAATGGCTGTATTATCAAAGTTACTAAAGACTGCTGCTAAAGTAGGTAAAGATGTAGTAGATGAGACTATAGAAAAAGTTGATGAAGCAAAAAATTTACTAACAGACCCTAAAAAAATAGATGATTGGAAAAAACAAAACCCAAACCCAAAACCACAAAAAAGAAATCCTGATGTTGAAAAGGCAGCTAATGATTTATTAGATGGTGAAATAACAGGTAAGCAATATCGTTCTATTGTAAAAGAAAACACACCTATTAAAAAAATAGAAGAAGTTCCTTCTATATCTACATTTAAAGAAATAGTAGGCTCTTTAAATAAAGATAAATCTAGTAAGGGAATACTAGGTCTTACAAAAAATATAGAGGATGGAACTAGAGTATCTTCTAGATTAGATATACCTGCTTATGAAAAACATGATGTTTGGGTTGTATCGTTGCACGATGCCTTGGATAAAAAAGGTAGAGTAGACTCTCTACAAGGAGACATATTAGGTTACGGAAAAACTGCAGTTTTAAAAAATGTAGAGTTTAAAACGCTACCTCAAGGAGCATCAAAAATAGCTGCAGGTCGAGCTGATAAAGGAACAATAGCACGTATATTTGGTGATTATTATAATGAAAATCCTGCTACAACAAAGGCTAAAGCAGAACAAGTTTTAAATGACCCTGAATGGACACAAGTAGGTTTTAATCCATTTAAACATGGGTATTTTTATGATAAAGACACAAGTATGCCTATAAAATCTGCTGATGAGGTTTTACAGGTAGGTGCTCTAGTGTTGGCTAAAAATGCACAAAAGTTTAACCTATCAGAAGCAAAAAAACTAGGCACACAAGGTGGTTTAAAAATAAGAACTGAAGGAAAGACAGAAACTATATTTAGTAAAGGTGGAACAACTATGAAAAAACAAATGAAACTGTTTAATGAGGGTGGATTAGAACAAGATGGTGGTGCAGTTGACCCTGTATCAGGTAATGATGTTCCAATTGGTTCTAGTAAAGAAGAAGTAAGAGATGATATAGATGCTAAACTATCGGAAGGTGAGTTTGTATTTCCTGCTGATGTAGTTAGATTTATAGGTTTAGAAAAACTTATGATGATTAGACAAGAAGCTAAAGCAGGTTTAAAGAAGATGGAAGCTATGGGTCAGATGGGTAATTCAGAAGAAGCTACAATACCAGATGATATACCTTTTAATTCTGCAGATATTATGGTTGAAGACGATGATGGCAACGAAGGTGAGTTAGAGATGAATACAGGTGGTGTAGTATATAGACCATCACAAGTAGGCTCACAGTTTAATATTGCACCTCAACAACAACAAATGTATCAACCACCTCAATTTGGTATTCCACAACCTATGTATCCACCTCAACAAACAGGGTATGTGCCTAGCTTTGGGATGCAACAACAACCACAACAATATACAGGTTTTCAAAGTTTAATACCAATGCCAACACAACAATATAACAACGTATCATACATAAATAAAACAACAGGCGAAACAATGGTAATACCACATGTAGGTGGTAATCCTGTATTTAACCCACCTGAAGGATACACACCCATAGAAGCAGGTCAAGAAGCACCAAAAGAAGAAGCAAAGGTAGATGAAACATTAGATACATCCGTGTCAACAGCTACTGTAACACAACCAAAAGACGATCCTGATAGAATGTTAGTTGGAGATAAATTTCTAACAAGAGAACAAAGAGAAAAAATTGAAGACCAAGAAAACATGAATAAAAGTTATGATGCTATGGTTAAACAAATGATGGACAATAATCCGGGAATAGGAATGAATGAAATTAAAGATAAAATTAAAGCAGGTGAAGGCACTATTAAAGTGTTTGGCAAAGAAATAAAAGCTCCGGGATTTTTATTTACTGAACAAGGTATTTCTGATGCATACTATAGGGCATACGATGACGAAATGGATGCAACTGAAACAGATGCTGCAGGGAAAACAACAGGCGTAAAAATTGGTACAAAGATAAAAACAGACAATAAAGGTAAAATTGCTGAAGGAGAAGTTGCAAGTGCTGCTAAACCTAAAATAATATCATTTATTGATGAGGGAACAGCAGGAGAAAGAGAAGTACAAATATTAAAAGAAAAGCAGGATATAGAAGCTATACAAGCTACAGCTAGAGAAAAAATTAAAAGAGAAGCGATAGAAAAAGCTGAAGCAGAGGGTCAAGACATGTTACAAGCAGAAAGAGAAGCAAACAGAGCAATGGCTCAACAAGAAAAACTAGATGACTATACATCTTCTAAAATTGCAGAACAAAGAACAACTGGAAGAATAAGAGGTTTTAATAAAGGTGGTATAGCATCTAAAACAAAGAAGAAGACCATGAAGCAAGGTGGGTTAGCTTCTAAAAAATAACCCATATTATTGTTGGCTACTCACACCCCCAAAGTGGCTACTATGACCCCAACAAAGGAGAAGATACATGGCTGAAGAATTAGTTATGGCACAGGAAGCAACACCTAAAAAAGTTGCATTTGCAAGTAAGCCTTACTCACAGGAAGAAAAACGCAAAAAAGATGAAGATGAATTAAAAACACTTTTAGAAGAACAGAAGAAAACGCAGGTAGAAGAAGTTAAAGAAGAAGAAAAAGAGCCTGACGGTGCAGAAGAAAAAAGTTTTAAGAAAAGATATGGTGATTTACGTAAACATCAACAGCAACAACAAAAAACTTTAGAAGAAAAGATTAGTAGTTTAGAAAAACAATTAAGTGCAACTGCTAAAAAAGAAATTAAATTACCAAAGTCAGAGGAAGAATTAGAAACATGGGCAAAAGAATATCCTGACGTTGCTGCAATAGTAGAGTCAATTGCTATTAAAAAAGCTAAAGAGCAATCTAAAGATATCGAAAATAAAATAAAAGAGTATGAAGATTTAAGAGTTGAAGCCACAAAAGAAAAAGCCGAAGCAGAACTACTAAATATACACCCTGATTTTTCTACAATAAGAGAGAGCGATGATTTTCATACGTGGGCAGAAGAACAACCTAAATGGGTTCAAGATGCTTTGTATGACAATGACAGCGATGCAAGATCAGCTGCAAGAGCAATAGACTTATACAAATCAGATAAGAATATAGAAAAAGTAAAGCCAAGTAAGGATGCTGCTAAAGCTATAAATGCTAAAGGACAAAGAAGCGAACCTCAAAGCAATGAAAGCAAAAGCTATTTAAGAGAGTCGCAAGTACAAAAGATGTCTGCTCAAGACTATGAAAAAAATGCAGATGAAATAATGGAAGCTATAAGAAGTGGTAAGTTTATATATGACGTATCTGGTTCGGCTAGATAGGAGTATATTATGGCACACCAAAGTAAAATATACACTCCTAAAAAGGATGAGGAATACATAGCACCTTTTGGTCCTGTAATGGGCTATAAAAAAATGACTCCTTCTTTCTTACGGAAGATGAATGAGTTAATGAACCCTGACTTAGAAGATTGGTCTGATAAACTTGTAGGTAAAGTAAAGCAAGAATTAAAGTTTACTAAAGAAATAGAACAGTTATGGCATAATGAGTTTGCACAATACATAGGTAAATTTCATAACTATGTTGAATACAGACATTCTTTTGGTAAAAGTAAACTTGATATTGAAAAGTTTAATCATGGGATACAAATAGCTTCAGGATGGTTTGTACGACAATTTGAAAATGAATACAATCCATTACACATACATACAGGTGCTAGAATGTCATGTGTAGGCTACTTAAAGTTACCTAAAGGTATAGAAAAAGAGTGGGAAGAAGATTATAAAGACCATCACCCTGCAAATGGGCATATACAATTTGCTCATGGTACACCTTCAGGATATAGCCAAACAAATTTTATGGTTAAACCACAAGTAGGAGATTTTTATATATTTCCTGCAGAATTATTTCATTGTGTTTATCCATTTAAGACTAAAGGGGAAAGACGTTCCTTTAGTGTGAACTTTACTTTTATTGAAGTTCCAAAAGAAACTGTTGACAAACAGTAATTTATGAGTATAACTTATATATATATACGTTTGTGTAGCCCACTATTTATAGTGACTACCTACCCAAACACCCAGCAAACCAACAAAAATTACTAGATTACCTGATAGAGATAGCCCATTGACTATAGTAATGTACAACCTATACGATATGCACCTAACGTAAGTCAGCCCTGTTAATAAATTTGTATGTTTTGCATCTGTAAATATGCTAATATAGGAGATATAAAATGGCATTTTCAACTGCGACAGGTTATGGTAACCTTCCTAATGGAAATTTTAGCCCAGTTATTTATAGCAAACAGGTGCAACTTGCATTTCGCAAGTCATCTATCACTGAAGCAATCACTAATTCTGATTACTTTGGAGAAATTGCTAACATGGGTGATTCCGTTAAGGTTATTAAAGAACCTGAAATCACAGTTAAGGCTTATACAAGAGGTACAGCAATTACACCTCAAGACCTTGACGATGAAGAATTCAGCTTAACAATTGACAAAGCTAACTACTTTGCATTTAAAGTTGATGATATCGAAGAAGCACACAGTCATGTTAACTTTCAACAGTTAGCTTCAGACCGTGCTGCATATAGACTATCTGACCAATTTGACCAAGACGTTCTTGGTTACTTGTCAGGTTTTAAACAGTCTGCACTACATGGTACTGCTGATACTGTTAATAGTACTGTAAATGGTAGTGTAGCCGTTTCAACTGCTGGAACTGACGAATTATTAGGGTCAATGTTAATTGATGCTCTTGATTTTGGTGGGTCATCAGGTGATGCTGTTGCTATCACACCTAGAACAGGTGGAGCAACAACTGCTGCTCCTGCTGCCGGTGATAGACACCCACTTACAGTTATTGCTCGTATGTCAAGATTACTTGACCAACAAAACGTAGATACTAACGGAAGATGGTTAGTTTTAGACCCTGTATTTATTGAGGTTTTAAAAGACGAAGACTCAAGATTATTTGATGCCGATTTTGGTGGAAATGGTCTTCAGAATGGTCTAATCCTTAATAACTTACACGGTTTTAAAGTATACCAATCTAACAATCTACCTGCTGTTGGAACAGGACCTTCAAATACAGGCACAAACAGTTCAACAAACTTTGGTGTAATTGTTGCAGGACATAGTTCTGCTGTAGCTACTGCTGAACAAATCAACAAAACAGAGACTTATAGAGACCCTGATTCTTTTGCTGATATTGTCAGAGGTATGCATTTGTATGGTCGAAAGATACTTAGACCTGAAGCTCTTGTTAGAGCAAAATATCACTTAGCGTAAGGGAGATTAGATTATGGCATTAGGAGCACAAACAACTTCTACAGTTAACGCTTATGGCAGAGCTGGTAAAGCAGGTCTACCGGGTCAACCTTTTATGATTGAAGGTGTGTTAGACTTTGCTGAAGCAACTACCGATAAAGGTACTGCTCTTGCAGCTAACGATGTTATTCCGGGATTAACTA